GGTGATAAATTGCAAGGGCGAGAAGTCCTAACAGCATTGAGGCCGAAAAGATGTATCGCTCTGGCATGAAACTTATTGAAATAGCCAAAAAAATGGGAGTACCAGAAGGTACAGTTCGGCGCTGGAAAAGTACACAGAAATGGGAAAATGAAGGGCGAAATAAAAGCGAATGTTCGGAAAAGAAGGGGAGAGAGAAAAAAGCGAGCGTTCGGAAACCAGGTCCGCCGAAGGGAAATAAAAATGCAGAGGGTTTTGGTGCTCCGCAAGGGAATAAAAATGCTGAAAAGCATGGAGCATATTCAACGATATATCTGGATGCTTTGGATGATGATGAAATAGCTCTTATACAATCTGTGAATAACACCGAAAAGGAAATCCTAATAGAACAAATAGGAATATATTCTGTCAGGGAACGAAAGTTGATGCACAAGATAAAAGAATTTGAAGATAATCTTGCAAAAGGATTATATGTGAAAAAAGTTTGTACAAGTAAACATTCCATTTATGGGAAAGACCCACAAAAGCCGGAACCAGAAAGTATTGATACAAACACAAAAACGGAACATTGGATAAAAGGACTTACGGCACTGGAATCAGAGCTTACTAAGATACAGCGGGCTAAGACTAAATGTGTAGACTCTTTGATACGATTACGTAAATTGGATGAAGATTATGATAATGTAATCAATATGAGGAGGGCCAAACAAGATAATGAAAATGTTTCAAATGACAGCAAAGATATGGAAGAAATTCATGTGTATATCCCTGATAATGGACGCGATAAACCGTGATTAAAATATTAAAACCGCAAGAAGGCCCGCAAGAGATATTTTTGAGCACACCTGCTGATATTGCAATATATGGAGGGGCAGCAGGAGGTGGGAAAACATATGCTTTACTTCTTGAAGGATTGAGAAATATTGCCAATGCCAAATTTGGAGCAGTTATATTTAGGCGCCAATCCATACAGATTACACAGGAAGGCGGACTGTGGGATTCCAGTTTTGATGTATATGGAGGAATTAAAGGGGCCATTCCAAAGACTTCACCACGCAGACATTGGCGCTTTCGTTCAGGTTCTCGTATAAGCTTTGCCCATATTGACGGAGATAAAGACTTAAATAAATGGCAAGGTTCTCAGATAGCTTTGATTGGATATGATGAATTAACCCATTTTACAAAGCATCAATTCTTTTATATGTTGTCCCGTAATCGTTCTGGATGTGGAGTCAAGCCATATATCCGTGCGACATGTAATCCAGATGCAGATAGCTGGGTTGCAGAATTTATTAACTGGTGGATAGATCCAGATACCGGATACCCTATTGCAGAACGCAGCGGCAAAATCCGGTATATGGCCAGGAACAATGATGAACTCATATGGGCAGATGATAAAGAACTGCTAATAGTAAAAGGAATTGACACAAAAGACATAAAAAGTGTTACATTTATTGCCTCTACTATTCATGATAATAAGATTTTACTGCAGAATGATCCATCTTATCTTGCTAATTTAAAAGCACTTCCACTTGTAGAAAGAGAGCGTTTGTTAAATGGCAACTGGAAGATAAAGGCGGCAGCAGGCTTAATGTTCAAGAGAACCAAGGTCAATATGCTGGAGGTATTGCCTACGGACGTGATCTTGTGGGCAAGAGGCTGGGATTTAGCAGCAACCTCCGAGGATGAGAATGGTGATCCTGCATATACAGCAAGTGTATTGATAGGCAAGAGAAGAAATGGCCGATACATCATAGCTGATGTTATCAACCGTCGCTGTGATTCTGCCGAAGTCAGAGAGTTAATTAGAATGACCTGTATGACTGACAGGGCAAAACATGGAAGAGTCATCACAAGACTTCCTCAAGACCCTGGCCAGGCAGGAAAAGAACAGGCTCAAAGCTACTTGAAATTCCTGGCAGGATTTCCGATAAAGATACTGCCGGAATCCGGAGATAAGGTTACAAGAGCCGAACCATTCTCTGCCCAATGGCTCGGACTGGAAGGAATGAATAAGGGAAACGAGGATATGTTGATTGCAGACTGGAATGAAATGTATTTTAACCAGATGGAAAGTTTTCCTCAGTCAAAATTTAAAGATATGGTGGATGCAAGTAGTTCTGCCTTTAGTGAGGTAGAGAACGGAGGGACATACTCGGCACCACCTTCAAACAGTAGTTTAGGGAAAAATAGTTATTGGAGAAAGTGAGACGAAAATGGATATAGGGGAAGCGAAACTTACAGAAAAGGAACTGCATTGTCTGGCAAGAATAATACAGACTGAAGAAGCAGGTGATGATGTGAAATGTTTATACTGCAGATATGCTTTTGAGTGCAAGAAAGAATTTATACAGAATAAAAGGGCGCCATATATGCCTCTCTTAAAAAGGATAGAACAGATTACAGGTGTGGATCTTTTTTTGAGTCCAGGAACTAGACAGAGGAAACTACTTGCTGGTTCCTGGATTGAAAATTGTCCAGATCTATTAGAACATTTTACCAGTATGTCTTTTGAAGAGCAACTGGACAGTCTGAGGAGTCCGGACATTCTAGAATATAAGGACAATTGCACCATTCAAAGGTAGCTAGGGGCTGTGTGCCAATGGGAGCATATCTTGTGAAAACTGCTTCTATTGTAATTTTGTCTTTTATATAAGGACAGTATAAAGTGATAAGTTCCTTTTTCTGCATAATTATAAGTTCCTTTCTTATGTACTTGGTGCGGCAACACCTGTGAGTAAAGTATAAAGGGGAAGGCCGGAAATGGCAATTGGCTTAACAAACAAGGAAATGGAAGGAGGCATCAGACCATGGCTGGTAGCAAAGAAATCGGACGTATCGGGCAGCGACAGTATGGCGGAATTATTTATGAAGAATTTCTTCCTGACTTAAGAGGAAAACGAGGGATAGAGATTTATCGGGAAATGTCTGAAAATGATGATGTGGTAGGCGCTATCCTCTTTGCGATTGAAATGTTAGTAAGGCAGTGTGACTGGAAGATAGAACCAGGGGGAGCTACTGCAAAGGATAGAGAAGCCGCTGAATTTGTACAAAGCTGTATGGAAGATATGCAGAATACCTGGATTGATACGATATCAGAAATTCTGTCTTTCCTCACCTATGGATGGAGTTTTCACGAGATTGTATATAAACGGCGAATGGGAAACACGAAAGATTCACGGACAAAGAGCAAGTTCAGTGATGGTCTGATTGGATGGAAGAAACTGCCGATAAGGGCTCAGGAAACGCTTTATCAGTGGGAGTATGACAATGAGGATAATCTGCTGGGAATGACGCAGATGCCGCCTCCAGACTTTGGAATCTTCACAATCCCCATGGAAAAATCGCTGCTCTTCCGCACGAAAAGCCGGAAAAACAATCCAGAGGGACGGAGTATTTTAAGAAATGCTTATCGGTCATGGTATTTTAAGAGAAGAATCCAGGAGATAGAGGGAATTGGGATTGAACGAGATTTGGCCGGATTACCAGTTTTATATGGTCCAGAAGGAATGGATTTGTGGAATAAGGATATACCAGATAATGAAAAAATATTAGATGGATTAGAAAAGATGGTTCGAAGTATCCGCAGAGATGAAATGGAAGGGGTTGTTCTTCCCTTTGGATATAAATTAGAGTTACTTAGTTCTGGAGGAACACGACAATTTGATACAAATGCGATTATTAACCGCTATGATACCAGAATTGCAATGACGGTATTAGCGGATTTTATTTTTTTAGGGCATGATAAGACAGGAAGCTGGGCACTGAGTTCTGATAAAACAGAATTGTTTGCGGTTGCGATAGGAGCATTCCTGGATATTATCTGTGAAACATTCAACAGTCAGGGAATCCCGTCGCTGATTGATATTAACGGCCAGCATTTCGCCGGCATTACGGAGTACCCTAAAATGACACATGGAGATATTGAAGATGCGGACATTACAAAGGTGGCCGCCTTCATTAAGGACATGACAGGTATAGGTGTTCTGGTGCCAGATGACGGTCTGGAGGATTACATCCGACAGGTGGGGCATCTTCCGGAAAGAACCTCTGATATCAGAGAGCTTGACCAAACCAGACAGAAGCAGCAAGAACAGAACCAGCCGCCAGAGCCGGAAACAGCCGCAGGCACCGAACCCGACGAGGAAGAAATCCCAGAGGATAAGGTAAACGCAGCTAAAAAGCGATTAGGAAGGGAGAGGGGAGTATGAGATTTCGGATGATTGCTCCCAAAAGGGTAAGGAAAGTAAAGAGTAAGAACGGTCAGGAAGTTCTGTGCAGGCTTGAAGAATATCTGGAAAGTGATACTGTTACTGGAGAGCCGGTAGAAATTCTGTGTGGCTTTTGGGAAGATCAGCAAAATGCGATTACATACCAGGAGTTACGGCAGGCGGTCATAGATGGTGCAATCAGTCAGGAAACATGGAAGCTTTGGATGCAGGATTATTCTGTCCTTATAGCAAGCAGGCTAAGCAAGCTATGGACGGATGGAATCGTGGCAGGGTCAGCCGGACAGCCTATCCTTGACGGCTGTGCTTTTGAATTTAACATACAGACACCAGGAATATTGAATTGGATTAGAGAGCATGGTGCAGAGTTTGTTACAGCCAGTACCCAGGAGCAGAAAGACGCTATAGCGGCACTATTAACAAAGAAGATGAAGGACAGCCATACCGTTGATGAACTGTCAAGGCTGATTCGTCCTTGTATCGGTTTGACACAGGGAGACACAAAAGCAACAGTCAGACTTTATGACAACATTGTAGCGAATCTAAAAAAAGAACACCCACGCATGAAACCAGAAAGTATTCGGAAGAAGGCACTAGATGCTGCTCAGAAGTATGCAGAAAGGAAACACAGAGCAAGGGCAATGACAATAGCTCAGACCGAAAGTGCTTTTGCTTATAACAGAGGAGCAGATGAGGGAATTAGACAGGCACAAACAGAAGGGTATCTGGGAATTGTAAAAAAAAGGTGGAGTACATCCGGTGATGATGGTGTCTGTGAAATTTGTGCATCCCTGGAAGGGACAGAGATAGATATGGACACAGAATTTGACTTCAAGGGCAAGGTGCTTTTCAGAGGGCATAAGCTACTTCCACCAGCACATCCAAGATGTGCATGTGCAATTGAGTATATAGAGGACACGCTGTACAGTGGAGGAAAGTGAAGGAATGAGGAAATTTTCAGACTTGATAGAAAGCGCAGAGGGCAGGCGGGGTAATGTCTTAAAAAGCCGATTCAAGATTATGAAATCTGATGATGAAAAGATGCTTGCCTTTGGATGGGCGAGTGTTTCCATGCGTGTAGATGGAGAATTGATTGAGGACTGGCAGAAGGATATTGTGGAGCCGGAAGAACTGGAAAATGCAGCTTATAACTATGTTCTCTTATACCGTGAGGGCGGAGAGATGCACGAAAGAGGAGGTGCTGCCATCCTGATAGAAAGTGTTGTATTTACGGAAGAGAAAATGCAGGCTATGGATATTCCGACGGGTACTATTCCGGTTGGCTGGTGGATCGGCTTTAAGGTTCTGGATGAAGGGGTATGGGAAAAGGTCAAAAATGGCACTTATCCCATGTTTTCGGTGGAAGGCACAGCCGAAAGGATTGAAGCTGAGGCATAAATAACTTTATTTTTTGGTAAAGCATAAGGCGTCCGACAGGGCGCCTTTTACTTTATAAATCCATGGAAAGGAGGAAGCAAATTGGCAACAAAACTGAAAAACCTCAAAATCAAGAAAGTGGATTTTGTAGATGAAGGTGCGAATCCGGATGCTCATATCAAAATGATAAAGCGAAAAGATGAGGAGGAAGCGGCAGCAGAAGATATCAGCAAAAAAGAACCGAACAATATACTGAAAAAGTTGTTCGGCTTTATCGGCAAGGCAGCCGGTATAGAACAAGATGAAATTGACACTGCTATGGATGAAATACAAAAAGGGGAATCCATGAGTTTCCAGGAAAAGATTCATGAAGTGGATAACCGCAAAATTGCTGATGAGATGTGGGATATCTGTTTTGCTCTTCAATCTTCCTTTATCTCAATCCTCAATGATGAAGAATTAGACCATAGGGATTCTGCTGCTGCCATGCAGGAGAGTTTAGAAGAATTTCATGCAATGGTACAGGAGTCTATTCCAAAATGGTCTAATGGAAAAGAAGCCAGCTTTATTAAAAAGAATGAGGTAGCTGAGGAAAACTTAGAGATTATGAAGGCAGCTGCACAGAGGCTGGGGGAATCCATTAAAAAGGCTTCCAAAGATATAGAAATCAATAAGAAGCCTAAAGAAAAAGAATCATGCAAGAATAAAAACCTGAAAGGAGATAACAAAAAAATGGAAATTGACAAGAGCAAATTAACAGATGCAGAAAGAGCTTTTCTGGAAAGCATTGAAAAGCGTTATGGGACAGAGGATAGAACTGGTGCAGCTAACGAAGAGTCGGCAACTATAGCTCCAGCGGGACAGACAATGCCCCTATCATCTGCTGAGCCGACAGTAACCAAGTCCGTAACATCTTCTGTAAGTGAGGCAGTTTCCGTAACACCGGCGGATGAAGCTGACAGTATTTACAAGGGTCTGCATCCTGCAGTAAGAGCAGAGTTAGAGAGCTTAAAAAAGTTCCGGGAAGAGGCAGAGGACAGAGAACTGGCAGGAATCGCAAAGAAATATGCAATCATTGGCAAGAAGGAAGAAGAACTGGTTCCTCTGTTTAAGAGCCTTAAAGCGGCAGGAGGAACCGCTTACAATGACATGATCGCCCTGCTGGATCAGGCAGTAACTACCGTTGAAAAATCTGGTGCATTTTCTGAAATTGGCAAATCTGGCCATGATTTTAGCACAGCAGGAGTAGCCGAGGCGAAAATTGAGGGCATTGCGAAGAGTTATATGGAGAAAGATTCTTCTTTGACTTATACTGCGGCAGTAGCAAAGGCATGGGAGGATAATCCGGAGCTAATGAATGAATACGAGGAAGAAGCAGGATTCTAAAGGAGGATAAGAAGATGGCAAACAGAAATTTTAATGGGGTACAAATTAACCAGAGTGCAACGATTACGGAGCAGGCCGGAGCCGATATCGAGGACGCAAGAAATCGGATTATGGCATACGATAATGACGGCAATGTTGTCCTGGCAACGGATGGCACTACAATTCTGATAGGGGTAGCGCTGATCGAAGCTGGAATTAATGACATTTCTGGTGTTGAGTCTGGGAAAGTAAATGTCGGTGATGATGTTGATATTCAGATTAAGGATATTGGTTACATTCTGGCTGGTGGCGATATTGCCAAAGGTGATGAAGTTACCGCATCTAACGGTTTAGCGATTAAGGCAGAAACCAGTAACTATGTGGTGGGTATCGCACTCTCAGCAGTTTCAAAAGATGAATATTGCAGAGTGCAGATTGTCAAATATCAGAAGGCTTAGAGCAGGAGGAAAAGAGGAATGGTTAAACGAACAGCAGCAAGCATCCAGGCAGATATTGCAAAAGGTGCTTTCAGACCGCATACCGCATTATCCAATATGGCGTTAGCATACTACCAGAGTGATACAAAGAGCTTTGCAAAGACGATATTTCCGATTTGTCCGGTTTCGCTGTCCTCTGACAATTATTATATTTTCGACAAGGAGGATTTGCTGCGTGACAACTGGCAGAGAAAACCGGCATACGGCAAGGTCGATCCGGCAGTGCTTTCCGAGCATACGGATACCTACGCCTGCGTGGTGGACCAGATGATTATGGGTATCGACCAGATCAGGCAGACAGACTTAAACCGGAGAATGGGTCCAAGGATAACAGACCCAAAACAGCAGAGAACAAAGACAATGGCGTCACAGGCAAATATCCACCAGGACGCATGGTTTGCCCGTAGTTTTTTCAAAAAGGGGGTATGGGGACAGGAACTTACGGGGGTTGATTCTACCATACCGACATCTGGACAGTTTATTAAGTTTAGCAATGCCAATTCCGATCCGGTGTCCTTTATGGATGAGAAGAAAACAGCAATGGAAGAATCTACTGGACGTATGCCAAACAGATTAGCGCTGGGAGTTAATGTGTTTAACGCACTAAAGAAACACCCTGCAATTCTGGAAAGAGTAAAATATGGAGGCTCTACAGCAAATCCTGCCTCTGTTACATTAAATGTGTTGGCACAGCTTTTTGGAATTGACAGGATTACAGTGCAGCGCTCCATTATGAATAAAGCAGAATTGGGGCAAACTGCAAAGATGGAATACATTGGCGATCCAAATGCTTTCCTGTTAGCTTATGCGACAGATTCTCCATCAATTGATGAACCTTCCGCAGGTTATATCTTTACATGGGATATGCTGGGGAATGGCAATATTTTGCCAATTCTAAGTTATCTAGGAGAGAATGGCACACATTCCGAATTTATTGAGGGTCTTATGGCTGCTGATATGAAAAAGACAGCAGACGATTTGGCGATGTTCTTTGCAGATGCAGTATAGGAGGCGCGCTATGAGATTGATTGCAAATAAACCTTGCAGCTTTGGAGGAAAAAAATTCTACATTGGCAATGAAATACCAGAAAATCTTGTGGCAGATGCCAGGCTGCAAGAGAAAATGGGTGTAATTACGATTGTAAATGACAGCATGGGGGTAGCAGATAAACAGTCTGCTACCCTTTTTACACAAGAGCAGGTTGACAAGATGCTTGCGGAGGCAATAGAGGAAGCTGTTAATAATACGATTACAGAAATGGAGCAAAAGCAGAAAGAATTACAGGAAGCTTTGCAGCAGTCGGCCGCAGAACGAAAGGAAGTTGATTCAGAAACATTGATGGAAACGGTCATGATCGATATAGTCATAGATTCTGATAGAGAAAATGAACAGCATATGACAGTTTTAGCAAAATCCGAGGAAATCCAGCAGGTATTTTCCATTATGCAATTAAATGTTGATGAAGGTGCAAAGGCAATCGCAGATGTTAAGAGTGAGAATGTATTAATACTTCTCCATGCAGCAGACAGCCGTAAAACGGTTAAAAATGCAGCCAAAGAGCAGGCAGATAAATTATTCTCCATTAAAGCAGCTTCAAACGAATCTACAAGCGGTAATAAAGCCACAGGAACCAATACAGAGGGAGTTGATACCTAATGGCAAAGGGTACATACACATATGATCCAGGAAATGTTAAGGAACTTGGAAAGGACCGTATGCGATTTGAGCTGGGCGATGTCATGGTAGAAGGTTGTTCCGATACAACGGCGCTGACTGATGAGGAAATCCAAGCCGCCATTGAAACCTATCCAAAATCATGGAAAAAAGCAAAGCTTATGTTGTTGGAAAGTCTGTGCAGGCGCTTTTCTTATGAGGTCAGTACGAAAACGGGTCCACTAACGTTGGAGCTGCAAGAAAGGGCGAAGTTATGGCGGGAAGATTACGACAAGCTGAAAAAAGAAGTGTCAGCAGAATGTAGTGTACCACACTTTAGTAAGCAGGCAGCTTGTAAGCCTCCATATTTTTATACTGGTATGCAGCGCAATGAAAGGGCAAAAAGCAGATGAACAATACAAGAATGATGTATGTGAGACCAGGGAATTTGTTTAAAGATTTTATTGTGGAAGAAAATAAACAGGTGGTGACAGGCACAGGAAGGGTGGCAAACAGTCATAGCGGTGATGGGACAAAAATATTGAAGGGGTGTCTTGCAGAAACTTCCGACGAGGAGAGAACAAACCATAGCCAGAAAGACCATGTGGTTACTCATACAATTGTGCAGGCTGGAAGTCCCAAAGCAAAAAGAACAGATAAGCTGATACTTGGAGAGCGTGTGTTCTATATTGTTGATATTGATGATACTGGTATGCTTGGCATATCGACAATATATTATGCGGAGGAAAGGCAGGATGTAAAATGAAATTATGGGCAGATGGAAAAAACGGAAGTGCTGGAAGTGCGATTCATGCAACAATAAAAGAGCAGGTATCAGAAGTTAACCGAAAAGTAATTTCCAGAGGAGTTCGGGCAGTAAATGCAATTAGGAATGCTGAATTAGAAGTGTTAAAAGGACAAAGAAGTGGAAAAGTTTATAGAAAACCGTTTACCAAACATGCAACATATACAGCATCAGCACCAGGAGAAGCACCCGCTAGACGGACAGGGAATCTCCGTATGCATTGGAACGGACAGGTGAGGAGTGAAAATTCTTCTAATGGAGGAGTTGCTATTGTAGCGGAACTTGAGAGCCAGGAATACTATGCAGGAATACTGGAAAATGGTACAAATGACGGCAAAATAGCGCCAAGACCATTTGTAGAGAAAATAAAAGAAAAGGCTATGCCAGAAATCCTGAAGATTTACAGAGAGCCTTATACATAGGGGGGTAAGCTATGGCACTAATAATGGAAAAACCAACAGCCGCCTTTGATATGTCCCAAATTAAGCGCGGAGATTTGCTTTGGGGTAAACATTGTACATGGAATGAAGGAAAAGCCGGTTTTGTTACAACGGCAGCAGAACAGCAGTTAATTGTACAGTATTATCCTGGAATTGGTAATGTAACAAATCATTTTGTTATTCCGGTGTCCGAGGTAATCGACGGACAATGGGAGATTCGATGGTCTGCTGATATGACAGAGATAAAGGAATATGAAGTAGAGACAGATAAGGAGCAGCAGGAGACAAAAGGAGTGGAGGACAATGATATTAGAAGAACTGATTTATAAGCGGTTTATTTGTTCAAAGAACCTTATAGAAAATCTTGCATCATTTGGTGGTGGTCCTGCTATTTTCAGTACAGAGCCACCAGAAGAAAGTCAGGAAGGGTGGGGTGGAAATACACAGTATCCACAGATAGTTTATAACTTTGACCTTCTGGCAAATGAGGAACGGCACAGTGCAGG